CGAAGTCGAAGAAATTCGCGCATCTTTTGAAGCAGAGGCCAAAGAGCTTAATGCTGAGATTGCATCTAATGTTGACCAGCTTGCAAAAAATGCCGTGCAGATTGCAGAGTTTGAAGCTAAAGAAACAGCTTTGACCGAGCAGATTGACACAATCGTTGCAAAGCATGAAGTTGAATTGGGCGAGGCACGCAGTGCTGGCGCTGATTTGATTGCAGCTAAAGCGGCGGAGATCATGATGCAAAATACAGTTACACCAGTATCGTCGGACAATGAAAACGTGGTAAACATGTTTGCAAGCACCGACGAATACTGGAACGAATACAATCGCCAAGAGCCAGGCAAAAAGAACGCATGGCATCTTGCTAACAAATCTCGACTTCCTAAATAACCCTTAACACCTAAAAACTAAAAAATATGGCTACAAATACAATCGCCGGAGCTAATCTGGCAGAAATCGCGCAGGAGTCACTTCCTGCTCTTACATCACTACTGCAACCTTTATCTGCACTTGTTACTGACTTTTCCAGTGAAGTGTCGAGCGAGGGCGCAAGCGTAACTACACGCTACCCAACCAAGCCAACAGCAGTTGACTTGTCGAGCGGATACACTTCGCAAAATACTGCGATGACAGCTAAGACCGTTACTCTCGATACTTTCTACGGATTCGTTTACGGATTCAAAGATGTTGAGCGTTCAAAATCCAGCATCCGTCTAAACGACCTTTTCCTTGAGCCTGCACTGAATGCAATCGGCGACAAGATCTTTGGCGACGTTTGGAATCTTATCACTGCGGCAAACTTCGCAACAAGCACCACAATCACAGCGGCCAACTTTGACCGCGATGATTTGATCGACTTGGGCGCAACTTTGACTGCAACTAAGGGCGCACCAAAAACTGGCCGTGGCGTATTCATGAATCCAACCTACTACGGTTCGATCTTGAAGACTCTTAACGATGCAGAAATGCCCGGCATCATCAGCGAAAAAACAGAAGGCGTTGCACCACGTGTAAACAAATTTGACCTTTTCGAGTCTGATCAAGCCGACGCAAACAGCGAAAACCTTGCAGCATTCGCATTCCACCGCTCTTCTCTCCTTTTCGCTGGCCGTCGTGTTGACTCCGAAGGCTTTGTTGAAAATGGCGGCGAGATCGTTGACATCGAAGTTCCAGGCCTTGGTATTCCTCTCCAATGGCGTCGTTGGTACGACAAGAACGCTGGCGAGCTTAAGTACTCTCTTGGACTTCTCTACGGAGTTGCACAAGGGCAAGACTTTGGCGTCCGCGTTACATCTGCCTAACAATTAATCTGAGCGGCTCGATTAGTCGGGCCGCTCTTTTTAACCCTTTTAATTTTATGTTTAAACCATCCGTAACAATTCACAAAGACGCCAGCGGGAAGCTTTCCGTGTTGGCATGCTCCGAAGACTCTGACGTCTGCGTAACAGCTTACACAGACTGCGCTGAGGCTGGGGAAATCGTTTATATTCGCAAAGGGTCAGTCGATAAGCGGAAGAAGATACAAGGTCCAATCGTTACCACCAAAAAAGCCGCAAAGAAGACCGCGAAAAAGTCTGTTAAGTAATTAACAAACTTTAGCAACAAATGAGCGCCGCGATCTTTCCGGTCGTGGCGCTTTTATTTTATATGAGTGTATTTGACAAGTTTATCGAGCGATCAATCGAAAAGACGGCTGCCATCATTGGCGAGTCTTTCATCGTTGGCGGGCTGACTATATCCGGCATCATGGAAGAGCTGGAAATGGACGTTGCCAATGAGATATATGGCGACACTGAAACGGCAACTGCCGAGATCGTGTTTGCGTCGGCCGTGCTGCCGGATCAGACATACACTGGCATGAAGATCAAACGACTTGCAGATGGCGCACGTTATAAAGTGCTGTCTTTCAATTCAAGCACCGAACATTATACATTCCGCGTAAAGCGACTAGGAAAACAAAGCCTTGGCACGTAAAAACACAATCAAGATTGATGACGCAGTTTTTCAATCAAAAATGCGCAAGCTTGCCAAGCGATATAAGGTTGACGAATACGACTTTATAAAAGAGCAGGGCGCATTGTATGCACGCGACATGGCAAAGGCTGCACCGCCCTTTGCTGATGGCGTAATTAATTTTAAAAAGCAATCCATCGGATCAAGCAAAGATAAGAAGCAGGGCGAGTTTGCAATGTGGAATGACTTGCAAAAGATATTTGTTGTGCAAGAAGATCCGCAAGTGATACAGTGGGCAGTTGCTACATTTGGGCGAGGCCCGATATACAAGGGCAAAAAGAAAACGGGAAAGGGCGTTGCGCTGACAATGTCTGAAATCAAGCGTTGGCATCGCCGTAACATGATGCCATCGAGCGGCCGAGCGCGGGCGCTTAAATACGATCAACGCTTGTGGGTTTCTGAAAAGATCCTGCTACAATATTTTAAAAAAGAAAAAACCAAAGTCGGCACAGCCAAAGCGGCACTTGCTGAGGCGATGGTGCGCATTAATCCAAAGCAGCGCGTTCCGGCATGGATCAAGCGCAACATGAGCCGCGCAGATGGCAAGGGCCGTGTATTGCGATCAAGCAAAGGACCAAGGGCAATTATTCGCGCAAGTGCATATGGATTGCGCAGCATTTCAAGCAAGATTGGCTTTTTGCGGCGCTTTCGAGTCAAAGCAATGGAGAAGCGCATGATCAATCTAGTGCGTGCAAACGCTAAAAAATCGGGTCTAAAAGTAAAACTATCTTAATATGGCAGCAAATACAGAAGAGCAAGTATTCAACTTTGAAGGCAATTTGGAATCGGCATGGCGTCAATTCTTTGCCAGCAAGGTCATTGAATTGAAGGACGCAAGCAATCCGCAGACATTGCCGGATGACTTCGTGGCCGTCATGGTCGAAGTCGGCGCAGCAACTGGCAAGGCAATACACAAGCCAGACGGCAGCTCGGAATATAGCCAATATGAATTCAAGGTTGAATTTACAATCCGCACGGAGCGCGACAACGAATCCAGCCAAAATGCTGACATTGCCACCAGGCATCAAGAATTGGTCGCAATGTGCCGACGTTGGCTGAGTGTCGGCAACGCACGCGGAGCGCTTGACTCACATCTTACACTTTACGAAATCAACACCTTGACGCCGTCTGCGTCTAATCGCACAGCATCTGATGATGACTATGACGAGACAGTGCTGGAATACTCCGGCGCGTTCGACATCTTGACAAATGCCTTTCCTTCGTCTTAATATAACAAAAATAACTAGAATAATACCATGGCACTTCCATATAACTCCGTAGCAAATCAGCCGCAAGGCTTTACCGACGTAACAATTAATTTGATTGATTATGTCGTCAACTCTATCTCCAATGCGACAGCGACCGAAAATCGCATCATTAGCCGCACCGACAGCAATGGCGACCGGTCCGACTTCATGATCCGCAAGGGTAGCGATCAAGTGATCGTTGAATTTGAGTTGCAGAAAGAAGCAACCACTACAATCAATCCATTAGACGGCACTGAATTCACTTATGATTATGATCAAAGCGGCACTGCTTCGACATTGGTTGTTGTTGATACAAGCGTAAATCGCAGCGTTGACGACATGACAACGATCAGCATGCGTGCAGTGCTTAAAACTTACCAAGCATAATGGAAGTTAAACTTTTAGTTGATAAATCAATTCGCGGCGAGCCAGCCTTTGCTGGTGACGTTGTTGAAGTTGGCGAGCTGGTCGGCCAATGGCTGATAGATGAAGGCTTCGCTGAATCTATAACCATTGAAGAAATCGACGATTAACTTCTCATAGTGTGTTGTTGTGTTGATAGCCTCACCTGCCCATCGCGGGTGGGGCTTTTTTACAAATGAGCTTTTATAATCAATATCAAGCAAAGCGGCAGGAAATTGAGCAATCAAGGCTTAATGCTTTTTCCAGTGTCGGCTTGGCATCGCGCATCGGCCCTTACATTGTAAGATCTTTGACCGCTCGCGCATGGATTGATTTACGAGTTGTCAAAAATGGCATCTTGTCTGGCAAGATTTCAGAGTTTGCAATCTGTCAATATATATTCCGCAATCATGTAAACTATCCGTTGAGTAACTGGCAGAAGTTTAAGATTGAGCGCAAGATTGCAAAAGTATTTAGCACCGGGCAAGACGCGGATCAATTCGCGGAAGATATAAACAATCATTTAAACTCGGCATTCTATGAGATGCCAGAATCCGCAAGCAATCGGACCACGACATCTTTTAAGCTGCCAGAAGTTGAGGGCATTGTCGGCGCAATTGATGAGTTGGCAGCCAGGTATGGGCAGCATCCAGATGACATAGCGGATATGCCGATGACTAAGATATTCGCACTGCAAAAAGCGGGCCGACTTTCGACCATTCCTAACTATAAAATTTTAGAGCCTAAAGTGCTGCGCGATTTAAAGAGCGAAGCACTGAAAGCAAAACGAGAAGCAAAAGAAAATGGCTAAAGCAGACATCCAAGCAGATATAGATTTAGATTCAAGCGGCTTTCGTAAGGGTCTGCAAAAATCAAAGGCAAGCGTCAAAAACTTCGCAAGGTCTATTACTAGCGGATTATTGCCAGCTTTAGGTGCTGCTGGTGCGGCTGGTGCTTTTATTAAGTTTGGTAAAAGCGCAATTGATTCTGCGTCTCAAATTACGCAGCTTTCAAAAGTTTCTGGCGTTGGTGTAGAGGATTTTCAGAAGTTTGCCGAGGCAGCCAAGACAGTAAACATTGAACAGGAAAAGCTCGCTGATATTTTTAAAGATACAAGCGATAAGATGGGCGACTTTTTGCAAGTTGGTTCCGGTCCAATGGTAGACTTTTTTGAGAAAATCGCGCCGAAAGTTGGAGCGACTAAGGAGGAATTTATTGGATTAAGTGGACCAGAAGCACTGCAAAGATATTTTGATTATTTAAAAAAGGCTAATTTGCCGCATCAAGATATGGTATTTTACATGGAAGCAATTGCATCTGATGCAACGATGCTTATTCCATTGCTTGAAGATGGAGGCGAAGCATTTAGGACTCTTGGCGACGGCGCTGCCGAGGCTGGGCGCATCATGGATGAAGAGACCATTGCGGCACTTACTGAAGCAAAAAACAATATAGAAAGATTTGAACAACGCGTAACAATATTTGCCGGTAATATCATTGGTGCAATTATGCCAGCAAGGGATGCAATCAAAGAGTTGGCAAAGGAGCAACTTATTGCAGAAGGTAAAATCAGGAAAATAGGCAGAAGAAAATCCACACAAGAAACACTTAAAGAAAACCGACTAATTGAAGAGCGCAAAAAATTGTTGGAAAAAGAAGCTGAAGACAAAAAAAAGGCAGCAGACGAAGCAGCGAAAGCCGCTGCAGCCTTAGCTTTAAAGGAAAGAGAAGCAGAAGAAGAAAGAAAAAGATTGGCAAAACAAAAACGAGAAGAAGAAAGAAGGGCATCAAAAGCAGCGCGTGAATTAGCAAAAGCAGAACGTGAGGCAGAAGAAAAGGCTAAGGATGCAGAAAGAGCAGCGGAAGAAGCAAAAGAAAAAGCAGCAGCAAAAAGAATATCAGATGCAAAATTAAAGCTTTTAAAAGCAGAAGCAGCACAAGATGATGCATTGACGCACGAAATGAGAAATCAACTTGAGCTTGAGCAATCAATCCAAGAAATCATGCAATCAACTAACCTTGATCGTGCGCAAGCAGTTAAACTTGCAAAGGATTTAGCAAAAGCAAGCGCAGGTGCAGATGTAAATCAGTCTGGCTATGTAACGCCAAGAGAACAAAGGGCGGCCGAGCGCAAACAGCGCAAAGCAGATCAGGAAAGGCGGAGAAGGGAGCGCCAAGAGCGTTCTGCGGAAGTTGGCGCAGGTGGAAGAAAGCGCAAACAAGATATACAAGACAGATTCTCTCTGCGTGAAAAGGAAAGCGGCTATGGTCCTGGCGCGACAAAGCCATCGGCAGGTGGCGTTACGGCATCAGACAAGCAAGACATGTCAAAGAAACCAGACGTGGCTGAATTAAAGGAACATACAAAACTTTTAACATCTATTGAGGAGGAGATCAAAAGAAATCCATAATGAGTTTACCATATACAAGCGGCGATTTTACAAAGCCAAGAGCAGGCACTGAAAGCTGGGTGGAATATCCATTCATTGAACAAGGCGACAATGCGACAAAAGTATACCATCTTGTCTGCGTGGTCAATGAGGCAAACTATACGCCGATTTCATTAGATACTACAATGGCAAGCGTAGGAAATGCAGACGTTATTGATTTGCCATTTACAGCAGATGCCAATGCATATTTTGTCGGCGATTTTGGCAAAACAAAAATTGAGGGTGGCCTAGTAAAATTTGACAGGCAGTTTGCTAATATTCCACAGCCAACAGTTGATCCTGCTGGAT